AGCGGTAGCTACGTCGAGGTAACCACTAGCAGCAGTAGCCTTAGTGACAACCAGGGTACCTGTCTGACCTACCAGAGTAGCGATCTTGTTGTCAACAACTGCTGACAACTTCTGCGCCGCCGACTCTGCCTTACGTTGACGCTGCAAGGGGTCGTTCAGGTCTTGTGCTGTTAGTGACCAAGGCACGTTTTCGATGGTATCAATGGTAGCCGGTACACTCAACTGTGTGAGGTCTTTGAACTGACCAGTGATATCCAAGCCGGAAACGGTCTTAGACACATACGGAATAGGACGCCACACGGTATAGCCGCTGCGTTCCTGATCCGTCATCTCAGGTCGGAAGATTTCCACTTCCTTCGCTGTGATGTTGTTTGGGTCGAACTTTTCGAGAATCAGCTCAAACAGCACTGTTTCTTCCTTACTAAACGCATTAGCCATGATGACTTAGCTCCTATACTTGATTGTACGGCAAGTCTATCCCCGCTGAAGTAGCCTGTTCCCTCACCAGCTTTCTTGCTTCTAGTGGATTATCTGCATTAGAAGCTTCTGCAAGCTTCTTAAGGTATTTAGATAGAAGGGTAGCATTAGCACTACCACCTCCACCTCCAACAGGTATATCAGGATTAGGTGCACCCTTGCCGTTTTTGGGACGAAGGGTTATCTTACCAGACAGTTTACCAAGCTGATACGTAAAGTTGGCGGGGTTTTGCTCATAGACCACTGATAACTCTGCTGCTTTAACAGGGTTCTTACCAAGGTAGTAGATGATAAGCTCCGAATCGTCAACCGTGTTTTGAATAGACTGGACGAGATTTACCCCTAACACTGCTACCGCAGCGTCTTCAGTCTGTTCATAGTCACCGACTAGTAGATCAGATGCTCTCTGATAGTGACCCTCTATTCGTTTCTCCGTCTGTTCAGTAGCAGTTGTCTGCTGCTCTCTGTTCTCCCTCTTGCTTATACGCTCATCTAGCTTCTTATCTTGCTGGGCATCGTTCCAGATAGAATACTCTGTTTGGAACTTTTGGGTGTCATAGCCGCAGCCTTCTAAAGTAGGTGCCTCGTCTGTAGCAAGTGGGTCATCAGGTTTCTTACTGGCAGCAGCAAGCTGCGCCTGTAGATCACGGATTACTTTCGATTGGTCTGAGTTCTCCCTATTCTGCTCCTTGATACGCTTACGCATATCACGAACAGGATTACGTTTCGGAGGCTGCTCTGTAGGAGGAGCCTCTTCTTCTTGGCCTTCAAGCACTACGACAACTTCATCCTTTATTTCAACGGATGGTTGTTGCTCGTCAAGTTTGTCCTTGTCGTCATGCTCTAACTGCTGTTGTTGCTCGCCCATGTTATCTCCTTGGGGTTAAGTTCACGGCTACGTGCCGGTACGTTGTCGATCAAACTGCAATACATTTGCAGCGTTCTCGAAAGCACCAGTGCGCTTCTCTTCCGCGCTGGCTAGTGCTTCTGCTGCTTTAGCCTTATTAAGAGGTATCTGAGACATCTTAACTTTAGCATCAGCGGCGTTCTCTAAGGCTTGCGCCTGCTCATTCTCAGTGGCAGCTAACACTAGCTGCTCTTCTGGTGATGGTTCTTGTGCGGCTTCGGCTTGCTGTTTCAGCATAGCCTTCTCTTCATCTGTCTCAGGCTGGCGTAGACCAAGCTTCAGCATCTGATCCCTGTTGAACTTCTTAAGGGCTTCTGTCCCACCAGTCATCAGGTTGATAAATTCGGCTAACAACACAGGGTAGTAAGGTGACTCCTGGCCTACTGCTTCAAGCAACTGTAGCATGGTTGCCTTGGCTTCCTCACGCATAGAGGCGAAATCAGGCCCAATGTCGGCATAGCACTCAAACTTCTTACCGGGTAAGGTATTCTCTTCAACGGCATCCCCTGTGATAGGGTCAATCTTAAAGCCGTTAATAGCTACACTGTGCTGTGAGCCATCCTCTTCAATGACATTAACCTCACGGGACTCTGTATAGATGACTGTTGCCATGTCCTTATATACGTCACCGCACAGTATAAGGCTGTTGTAGATGTTCTCCATGATCAAGTAGGTCTTCAAGTCTGCCCTAGTGTTAATCTGTTTTAGGGCATCTCCTGAGATTTCCCGCTTTGGCACCTCGTCCGGTATGGCGCTCCCAGTCTCCTTGATGTAGTCGCTGCTTAGCTGGAGTATAGCTGCCAGTGCGGGATCGACTTGTGGGGGTTTAACAGTGCCAATAGGCCCCGCTGATATGATCTGTCCCGCCTCATCCCGTAAGGGGTTAACCAGCAGGTAATTGAACTTGCCAAGATGCGCCTGTGACCACTGCTCTTTAATGTTGGGGCCAACCATTTGCTCTGGCGCAAAGATAGGAGCCTCTTTGATCGACGTAGCCGCCAGTTCAGCCAGTGAGGATGCTTGTGTGTTAAAGAGCCTTTGCGGGTCTTTCTGCTTACGTATAAGGCCAAGATACTGCTCCTGCCCATCGCAGAACACCCAAAAGGCGTATATGGGGATGATTGGTATGTACTTGCCTGCTATCTCTACTACATCCTCTAGTATCTCAACACCCGAGTAGATAGCCTTCTTGACCACCCTAACCGTCTTCTTCCTGCGGCGAACCTCTTGAAAGCCTGACGACTCTAGTTCAAGCAGGGTGTTCTTCATGTCCTCTTCAAACATGATAGTAGTCTCACCCGTGGACTGGTGCTGTAGCAGAACAGAAGTCTTTATTGTGTTCTCTATCCAGTACCTCTCAGCTATAAAGACTCCACCGGGGCTATTCCAGTTAAATTCTCTACGATCATCCCCGACTGGAACACTAGCAGGGGACGCATTGGGGAATCTCTCTTGAAAGGCTGAAGTGGTAAGGAACGTGATAAGGTTGCAATGCCTTGCATCTCGCTTATCATAACGCTTGGCGTTAGCATCCCAGATAACGGAGGAATATGCACTATGTATAGGTTCAAAGCAGATGTTCTGGTTGAGGTTTTCGTCGTCTTCAGGGTCTTGGAAATTGCAGCGTATACGGAATGCACCCATACCTCCTAGTGCGGCTTCATGCACAGCGTTGTAGATGGCGTAGTAGCCGTTGTCCCTGCGCATATCAGCACGGAACATGCCATTCATTAGCTTACAATCATCAGTGGAGGTTTTGGAGCCTGACGCAGGGCCATACATGACTGAGGGCTTGGACTTGGCGTACTGGGACATGAAGACGTTTACTTTTTCGTAAGTCTTGTCCATTTCCATGCGGGGTCTATTGCTAGCAAACTGGTCGCCTAACCAGCCCTCCCATTGACCTCCTTGTATCATAACGAAGCGTATGTCTTCGTTACACATGTCACGCTGTTGCTGTGACGCGCCCCAGTCAACATCGAACTCAACAGACCAAGCTCCATTGTCCAGCTGATCCATAGCATCAGGGTTATTAGGCCAATTAGCACGATCCATGCCGCCTGAATTGGTTATGCCACCACTGGTAGTAGGCATGGACGCTTACTTATTATGTGAGGTCTTGTAGCCGCGCATACCCTTCTTAGGCTTCGGCATGGTCTTCATCTTACGACCAGCAGGGTTACTACGCTTGCGTGTTCCTGCTTTGGTGGCTCTCTTGGGATAACCTATACCTTTTGGCATTATGTCTTACTCCGGTTGATTGCTCGGGCTTGTCTCTCTGCTGCGGTACCTGTTACATGACCACCACCATCTACAGGCTGGTCACCTTTGTTCTTGACAATCAGGTTGTCAGGGCCGTGGACTACTCGGAACTTGCCTTTCTTCTTACGTACTTTGGCTGGCACTATCCTAGTCTCCGCTGATCAAATGGACTCACTGCTTCAGGGATGTGATACATATCTACATCCTCTGGCTTCCAGCCCATTGTCTGATAATCGTTGCATTCTACTGCAAATCCAAGCGCAAGGGAATCCCCCTCATCCGGGCTTTTGAAGCCCTGTCCCTTGATGTCTTTTTTGGATTTCAGCAGGAGCTTCCCATCCCTATAGGCATAGGGTATGGAGGCTAATTGAGCCTTGAGCGCCATGTCACGGGGCAGATATACAGGCTGATCCCGCAGCCATTCCCTGAGCTTGCGGTACATCTTTGCACGCAGGTTATAGTTCTTTCCATCGTTCAGGCGTTTGCCTGTATGCAGGCCCAATGTGATGCTGGCGTATCTCCCCAGCTTTAACTGATCGAAACAGCTTACTCCCGGCCCATCCAGTTCAATAGATATCTGGTCTACTGTGCCAGGATGGTCATCAGCTATAAAGGTCGCAATGTCGGCTAGCTCTGGCCCCGACTTGTGGGTGAACTTCTTCTGGAAGAAGACGATGCGGCCCTGTCGCAGGGTGATCACTGACTTATCATCTCCAAAGTGAGCAGCATCTATACTAAGGAAGGTTGAACCCAAAGGCTCTAGCTTCGATGAGTCTTGAGACATAGCCAGTTCTACA